AGATCTTGACATCGTGCTACCAGCGCGTACCCTGCAGCAAATCCGTCAGCCGGCCACCATCACCGCCGACAAGCATCAAGCCGCTATCGCCCTAGCCGATGGCACCCTTGTCGTCTCGCGGTTGTTGGATGGCACCTACCCCAACGTGCAGCAGCTCATCCCTGCCAGCTATGAGCACACGGCTACCGTAAGCCGCCTCGCCATGCTGTCGGCGCTGGAGCGGGTTGCGGTTATTGCCGACAGCCACAACAGCGTCGTGAAGCTCACTGCCAAATCAAAGCGGCTAACCATTGCCGCTGAAGCTGAGGCCAACAGTGGTTCTGAATCCATTGCCATGGATGGCACCCTGCCAACACTTGCCTTCAACGTGCATTACCTCATTGATGCGTTCAAGCATCTAAGCGGTGATACTGTTACCATCAGCGGCAACACCTCAACTACTCCTGTAGTATTTGAGCCTGGCCTTACACTGGTAATGCCAGTTCAGGTACGCTGATCACATGGCACGCAAATGTAACAACACCGAGTCAGAACAGCGTACACATGCTGTTTACGACCTACTTTTGCGTGCCAATAGTAGAACGCAAATTATTCAATTTGCAGCGCAAACCTGGGGGATTGGCGATCGTCAAGTTGATGTTTACATCGCTCGCGCTCGCCAACTCATGGCACTTGATGCTGAACTTGCGCGTCCGCAATGGATGGAAGCTGCTTTAGCACGGCTGCAAGAATATGAGCGCCGCGCGTCAGATAAGGACCAACTCAATACTGCATTGATTGCGCTGGATAAGCAGGCAAGATTGCTGCGATTTGAGTTGTCTTAAACTGGTGCCATGATTTGAAATTGCCATGGCACGCCGTTACGCACGCGACAACAGAGGCAGATTTTCCAGCACCGGCGCTACAGCTCGCGGCGGACGGCTGCGCACTGCAGCTGGCAATAAGCGGGCGACGGTAACCAGCAGCGCTGGCATGGTATCTCAAGGGCGTCTAACCGGAGCGCCGCTAAAAGGGACCATTGGCAAGACCAGCAAGGCGCGGCTCAACATGGGTTTGACTCGCCCTAGCAAACCTGGCCAGCGCGAGGCATACAACGCGGCTAGGACGCAACTCAGGGCAAAGCCTGCATCAACCAAAGGCGCACGCCTTGGTGGCACGCGCCGCACCACACGAGCTGCCGCACCTCGGAATACAACCGCCAACAAGACCGGCCAAAGCAAGACACTGAATAAGTTCAACAGCCGGCCGGTTGGGACAAAAATCCTCAACGCTAAGAATCAGCTAGTAGCCAGCACTACGCGCGTACCTCTTCGCGTGGCAGGGCCTGGCAGCAGGGGAAGCGATAGGGCCTTTGCTCGTGTGGCGACCAAGACAACTCGACTGCGGGCCGTAAATAAAAGGATGGGCGATCGCCCAGATCTTGCCCAAGTCAATATCAAGGGCCGCTTTAGTGGACAAGCTGGCAAGCGAATGGATGCCAGCATTGATCGCGCAGTCAAGCAAGTAAAAGCAGCCGAACAGGCTCGCCTGATGAAACCCAAAGCGCAAGTGAAAGCAGAACGCGCTGCTAAGGCTGAGGCAAATCGTCAAGCTGCAGCAGCAAAACCCAAGCGCATTCGCAGCGCCGAATCATTAAGAACAAGTCGAGCAAAGCAGATTGAAAAGCGCCGTAGCATTACCACTAATCCAGCAGGTGAACGCGCCTCAGCAGCTGCAAAAATGGCAGCCAATGCAACACGCACTCAGCAACGCGCCACTGCGTTTTACAAAGCAAATGCTTCTAAAAAGCGACGCTAGACGCCATGACGGAACTGTACTAAGCTTTCGCTGATCACAACATCGCTCATGGAAGCTTTCCTACTGGCCCTTGACGCTCTCATTGAAGAGCACGAAAGCTTGACGGTTGTCGATCTACTTGGTGCGCTGCAGCTTACCCAGCAGCGCATTGTTTTTGATATGCTCACTGACGACCCTGAAGAGGACGAAGAATGACCAGCCCAGTGACCGCCGTAGGCCGCCTGCTCAAACCGAAGGGTAATGAGCCGCGCATTCTGCATCGCGTTGCCATCAAGCCTGATGGCACTGTGCGAACTATTGTTCGCAAGCCTTTGTGAGCATTGTTAACGGCATCTGCGAGCCAACTTCATTGTTGGCTTTTATGCAGCAACCAACAGCAGAGCACACAGGCAATCTGCTCAACCGCATCCGCAACGACCTACATCCAGGGCAGCTTGCATTTGTAGATGACACCGCCACGCAAATACTTGGCATCAGCGCTGGATATGGCGCCGGCAAGACCCGTGCATTGTGCGCTAAAGCGGTAATGCTGGCCGCGGCCAATCAAGGTTTTATTGGTGCCGTAATGGAACCCACGGGCCCGTTGATTCGTGATATCTGGCAGAACGACTTTGATGACTTCCTAGAGGCGTACGACATTCCGTACACGTTCAGGGCATCACCGCTGCCTGAGTACACGCTGCACCTGCCAGGCGGTGACACCAAGATCCTGTGCCGATCATTTGAAAACTGGTCACGCATCATTGGCCTCAACCTTGCATGGGTACTAGCCGATGAGATCGACACGGTGACGCCCAGCATTGCTAACAAGGCATTTCCTAAGATTCTCGGCCGCCTACGCGCTGGCAATGTCCGCCAGTTTGGCGCCGCTAGCACTCCAGAGGGATTCCGTTGGATGTGGAACACCTTTGGCAGTGAAGAGGCGCAAGGCCGCGAGGATCGCAAGCTGATTAAGATGCGGTCAGTGGATAACCCACACCTGCCGCCTGACTTCATCGAGCGCCTGCAGGCAAATTATGACCCGACCATGTTGCGGGCGTACCTAGACGGTGATTTCGTAAACCTCACCACTGGCACCATCTACGACCGCTTTGATCGTGTCAAGCATGTCACCACGCAACTGCCCAACCTTGACCGTGAACCCTTGCGCATTGGCGTTGACTTTAACGTTGGCAACATGTCAGCCATCATCGGCGTGCGCATCGCTGATCGGCTGTTAGTAATTGATGAGATCTCAGGCGCGCATGACACCGATGCACTTGCCCAAGAGATCAAGGCGCGTTATCCCGACCGGCGCATTTACGTCTACCCAGACGCCAGCGGCGGCAACCGCAGCACCAATGCAGCGCAGACAGACATCCAGATCCTTGAGTCGTATGGCATGTCTAACCAGTCACCGCGTGCTAACCCTCCCGTTCGTGATCGCGTGGCTGCTGTTCAAGCTTTGCTGGAAAACGGCAAAGGCCAAGTGAGGCTGCAAGTGTCAGAAACTTGCAAGCGGCTCATCGAATGCCTCGAGCTGCAGTGCTACACCGAAAAGGGCGACCCTGATAAGGATGCCGGCCATGACCACATGAACGATGCGCTTGGCTACCTAATCTGGCGTGAATTCAACCCACTGCACGCAGGCGCTGGCCGAAGCACTGGCATTAGGCTATACTAAACCCGCCTTCCATTAACTACAGCTAATGCTGATCGGCGCTGAACTACTGTCGAAAGTCAAAGAATCCGCCCATCTGAACAAGACCGAACTGGTCCGCGAGTGCGGCTACACCAAAGGCGAAAAGCTTTGCTTTACTGCCTTTTACGAGGCATTGCTAGAAGCTAAAGGCATCGCGCTGACCGGTTCCAAAAAGGCTGGCCGTACCCTTACCTACAAGACCAAGGTGCAGTTCAACGGCAAGCTATCCATTGGTGCTGGCTACGTCGCAGAGATGGGTTTCAACCCTGGTGATGAGTTTGAAATTAAGGTAAGCAAGAACAGCGTTACACTGACTGCAGCTTGACGTAGGACATGTACACGGGTTTTAACTACTACGACCGGCCTACGGCAGAGCGTAAGGTCACCCGTGTGCAGGATGCAAATTCTGCGTGGTACGCGCAGGAAGCGCATTGGATCCTGATTGAAGACCTGCTGCAGGGTACTTACGGGATGCGTAAAAAGCATCGCCGTTACCTGCCGCAGGAACCGCGCGAGCTAGACGAGTCTTACGACAACCGGCTAGCTCGTAGCGTGTGCCCACCGTATTACCAACGCCTAGAGCGGCTGCTAGCAGGAATGCTGACCCGCAAGCCGGTGCGGTTGATTGATACCAGTGACACAATCCGCGAGCAGCTGTTTGATGTAGACTTCCAAGGCAATGACCTAAACGTATGGACCTATGAGACCGCACGCAAGATGGTGCGGTACGGCCACGTTGGCACGTTGGTAGATGCACCTGCAGATGGTGGCAGGCCGTATTGGGTGACGTACACGCCACGCGATATCCTCGGCTGGCGCACGGAAGCAAAGGAAGGCAAGCAGCAGCTCACTATGCTGCGGCTGCAGGAGTTTGCCAGCGTGCCCGATGGTGAGTATGGCGAGAAAGTGGTGCAGCAGGTGCGTGTGCTAACGCCTGGTGAGTACCAGATCCACCAGAAGGATGACAAGGGCGACTTTCGCATCATCGACGAAGGCCGCACCAGCTTGAGTGAAATCCCGTTCTCGGTTGCATACTCAAACCGTGTTGCCTACCTAGAATCCAAGCCGCCGCTAGAGGATATTGCAGAGCTAAACCTGAAGACTTATCAGATTCAGTCCGACCTAGATAACCAGCTGCACATCTCTGCAGTACCCATGCTGGCGTTTTACGGTTTCCCGTCAAGCGCTGAGGAGGTATCCGCTGGCCCTGGCGAGGCCATTGCATTTCCAGCTGAAGGCCGCGCAGAGTACATCGAGCCCGGTGGCACTAGCTTTCAGTACCAGTTCCAGCGGCTAGAGCAGCTTGCCGGGCAGATCAACGAGCTGGGCCTATCGGCAGTTCTAGGCCAGAAGCTGACGGCTGAAACTGCAGAGGCAAAGCGCATCAACCGCAGTCAAGGTGACAGCACCATGATGGTGATTGCGCAAAATATGCAGGATATGATCGACAACTCGTTGCAGTTTCATGCGCAGTACCTCGGCCAAAATGAGGCTGCCGGTAGCTGCCATGTCAATCGTGACTTCATGGGTACAAGGCTTGACCCACAAGAGATTTCAAGCCTGCTGCAGCTTTACACTGCTGGCACCATCACCCAAGAAACGCTCCTGCAGCAACTGTCTGACGGGGAAGTGTTAGGTGATGACTTTGACGTTGAACAAGAACTGGAGGCTACAGCAAATGCGGGAATGGACTTACAACCTGCTGGACAGGATGACAGACTGGCTAGTGGATCTGATGATAATGATGGAACCGAGGAGTCCACGTTACCAAGAGCTTGATTATCACGTCAGCGTGCTGCCTGCTGAGATCTTGGCCATCATCCGCATTAGCTGGTATCGAGATGGCAAGCCTGATGCAATTAACGAGGTCGTATTAATGGAAGACGGCCAAGATGGTTACGATGCCTTTGTCCAAGTTGTAACTGATGCGCTGCAACATGGTGCCAACTTAAGCATCAGCTCTGGATATAACGCAACAGACTTGGGTATCATGCAATGACAGTACCGGCTAAGCTATACCGTAATGCGATTGACCTTAATCGCTACAGCAATAGCGTGGCACGGCGTATTATCAATGCGTATAACGATATCATCATTGATGCCACCAACCAACTGCGCACTATTGATGAGTTAGCCGCACCGGTCAAGGCAGCTAGGTTGCGCGCGATCTTGGCGCAACTCAAGGACTCGCTTGCAACATGGGCTGGTGATGCAACAGAGCTGACGGCAACAGAGCTGCAGGGCTTGGCTGAGTTGCAGTCTGAATTTGTTACCGAACAACTATCGCGTGCATTGCCAGCTGGTGCGCGCACTGCAGTCAATACCGTTGAGATCAGTCCGCAGTTTGCGCAGTCGGTAGTAACCACTGATCCAACGCAGCTCAATGTGGTTGCCTTATCAGATGACTTATTTGCAGCAGTGCAGGGCGCACCGCAAACATTCAGCCTTACCGCTGCGCAGGGTGCCACCATCACGTTGCCCAATGGCGAGGTAATCAGCAAAGCATTCCGTGGCATTGCTGTTGATCAAGCTGAGCGCTTTTCGCAGGTGGTGCGGCAGGGTTTGTTAACTGGTGAGACCACACCAGATATTGCCAAGCGGTTGATTGGCAGCCTGCAGTTTGGCGAGCGGGCCAAGACTGTTGGCCAGCTGGTAGCAGCAGGCGGCCAAGCCACTGCCGTAGCCGATAACCAAGTAATAGCCCTCGTTCGCACCAGCATCAACCAAGTGGCCAATACCGCCAGCCAGCAGGTATACGAGGCCAATCAGGACATCACCAAA